AGAGTTAATTGGACTTATAGATGAAGCTGCACAACCTAACCCAGAAGCTGCTAAGGCTGCTCAAGAGACTCAAGCTGCTCAGTTAGCTTTCCAAGCTTCTCAAACAGCCGCATTATCTTCACAAGCTCAAGAATCTAATGCTAGAGCACAGAAATTAATGATAGAAGCTCAAGCTGTACCTCAGGAAATGGAGATTAATCGTATAAAAGCTATTACAACCAACCTGAGAGATGGTGAGAATGATGATCGTGAGTTTGAACGTAGGCTGGCAGTAGCAGATCGTATGCTAAAAGATAAAGAAATGACTTTACGTAATAATAATCAACAACGAGGCAGTAACAATGGTGTCCAATAAAGAACTACAAGATGTGGTTACTCAGGTAAATGATAGTTATACTCTCCTGTTAAATAGAATCATAGAGTTAGAAGCTAAAATGGAGCTTATTTCTGTCCCTAGCACAATTAAGAAGCAAAGTAAAGAAAAACCTTGACTTTTTTGCTACTTTGTGGTATAATAGATGTATTATTAATAAGATACTTTAAAAAGGTAATATCTTAAATGGCAGACAAAGAATTAGAAGTTTATTTTAAAAGCATGAATGAACTATTTAGGACAGAAGGTTGGCAAACACTAATATCTGACTTAAAAAACAATGCTGATACAATAAACTCAGTAGAACACACCAAAGATGATAAAGACCTTTACTTTCGTAAGGGACAACTTAACATCTTAGGGGCTATACTTAATATGGAAGAAACAACCTTAGCAGGACAAGAAGATTCTGAAAGGGTAGAAGATTATGTATAGAGTGTATGACTACAAATGTGCCAATGGGCACGTAAATGAACACATGGTTAAAGGATCACCAGACACACAGAAATGTAAGTCCTGTAGTGCCCTATCAACCAGACAACTTTCCTCTCCACGTGCTTTATTAGAACCATTCTCTGGCGATTTCGCTGGTGCTTCTTTAAAATGGGCTAAACAACATGAACGTGCGAGAGTCCACGAAGAGAAAGTTAACTCCTAATACTAGGAACCTTTCATTTTTACTTTCTCCATAATACTAAGGTACGGAGTTTAATATGGCAGCAGTTATCCTTGATACTGAGGACTTAAATAGTGAGCGTTTTGATAGCTTGGAAGGTATGGATGCAGAAACAGAAAACCTACAGGAACCTGAGCAAGGCAAACCTGAGGCTACTTCTGAACCTGTAGCAGTGCCAGACAAATATAGCGGTAAGTCATTAGAAGATGTAGTGCAGATGCACCAAGAGGCTGAAAAGCTCCTAGGGCGTCAAAGCTCAGAAGTTGGTGATTTACGTAATGTTGTCGATAGTTATATCAACACACAACTCCAAGATCAGAAACCACAAAAGGCAACTGACGAAACAGATGAAGAATTAGATTTTTATTCTGATCCTGAGAAAGCAATGAGTAGGGCGATAGATAATCACCCATCAGTGAAAGCGGCAGAAGCATCGACAAGGGCTTATAAACAGCAAACGTCTATGACAGCCTTAAAGCAAGCCCATCCTGAGATACCTGAGATCATAGCTGATCCTAAGTTTTCAGAGTGGATACAAGCTTCACAGATACGAACACGTATGTTTGTTGCGGCAGATCAGCACTATGACGTAGAATCAGCTAACGAGTTATTTTCCTTGTGGAAAGATCGTAAGGGTTCTATTGATAAAACGCTGAAATCAGAGAAAGATGGGAGACAGAGGGCTGTCAAGGAAGGGTCTACAGGATACACACGTGGTAATCCCGACTCAAGCACTTCCAAGAAAATCTACAGACGCGCTGATATTATTAAACTTATGAAAACCGACCCTGATCGCTACTTAGCACTTTCTGACGATATACAACGAGCATACGCAGAAAAAAGGGTTAAATAACCTAATATAGAGAGAAAGTCAAAATGACAGATTCCACTTATCCCAACCAAGCTGGCACAGTAGATAACACTTCTGCTGCCACATTCATTCCCGAAATTTGGTCAGATGAAGTAATTGCAGCCTATGAGAAATCACTTGTAGTTGCACCTTTAGTTAAGAAAATTTCCATGCAAGGCAAGAAGGGTGACACAATTCATATCCCTAAGCCTGTCCGTGGTGCCGCCCATGCTAAGGCAGAGGGAACGGCAGTAACCATTCAAAATGCTACAGAGGGCGAAGTACAAGTAGTTATCAACAAGCACTTTGAATACTCACGCATGATTGAAGATATTACTAACGTACAAGCACTTGCTTCACTACGTCAGTTCTACACTGGTGATGCTGGCTATGCCCTAGGCAAGCAAGTAGACGATGATATGATGCTCCTTATGAAGAGCTTTGGCGGTGGTAATGGATCAGTATTCCCTACTACAGCTTCATTCTATCCAAAGGCTGATGGTGTCACTACGCAGTACGCAGATAATACTGTTGTACCTGCTGACGTATTTACTGACAAGTTCTTACGTGACATGATTCAGAAGATGGATGATGCAGACGTTCCTATGGATAATCGCTTCTTAGTTATCCCACCTGCACTACGTAATGCAATCATGGGTATTGATCGTTACGTTAGCTCTGACTTTGTTAATGGTCAAGGCGTTGTAAATGGTAAGATCGGTGAGCTATATGGTATCGATATTTACGTATCTACTAACTGCCCTGTTACTGAAACAGCAGCAGAAAATGGTGCAACAGCAGGTGGACTAATCCGAGGTGCTATGTTAGCCCATAAAGATACTATGGTACTTGCAGAGCAATTAGGTGTACGTTCTCAGACACAGTACAAGCAAGAGTTCTTAGGAACCTTGTATACTGCTGATCGCTTGTATGGTAACAAGGTACTACGTCCTGATGCAGGATTCTTGTTAGCTGTGAATGGTTAATATTAACTAACTAAAAAGGGAGCTTCTTGTAACAACTTGACGCTCCCTTTTTTTACTTTTGATTTAAGCGAGAAACACAATGTCCATAGAATACAGAGGGGAAACTTTTGAAGGTTACAACAAACCTAAGGCTAGTTCTAAAGGTACAAAGTCCCATGTAGTTCTTATCAAAGATAACGGAAAAGATCGTATGATTCGTTTTGGTGAGAAGGGTGCTAGTACAGCAGGTGCGCCTAAAGCTGGTGAGTCAGACAAGATGAAAGCTAAACGTAAGTCATTTAGAGCACGACATGGTAAGAATATTGCCAAAGGTAAGACCAGTGCAGCATACTGGGCAAATGTAACTAAATGGAGCTAGGAGGTGATCTTGAGTCTTTATGGAAATATAGCAGCAAAAAATAAACGCATTAAAAATGGTTCTGGCGAAACAATGAAAAAAGCAGGGGATAAAGGCAGGCCCACCGCTAATGATTTTAGACAAGCAGAAAAGACAGTAAAGAAGAAGGTTAAAAAATAATGAAAGGCATAAAGCATTACTTAAAGAACGGCAAAGAGCATACAGGCCCAATGCACAAAACAAATGGTATGCCTATGACGGGTGCAAAACACACTAAGTCAAGCAAAGATTTATTTCACAGAAAAGATTTGTCAGCCGCAGTTAAAAAGAAAATTAAATAGAGGTAAATAATCATGCCACAAGGTAAAGGAACGTATGGTACTAAAGTAGGGCGTCCAGCAGTTAAACCTAAGAAGAAGAAAATACCACCTAAAAAGACAATGAAAATACGCAGTAACTACTAATGTGGGCTATCGTGTTAGCCACTATGCTTGCTACTGGTGAGCCTAAAGTACCTTTGATAATGTCTAGCTACAGCACATTCAATAAGTGTAGGCAAGAGTTAATTCGTGTAGGTGCAATAGGAGGCTATGAGCCTGTGGTTAGCCCGATGGTAGGTTATTCAGTAGTTAGAGTCACAGATGCTAAAACTATTACAGCTTTCTGTGTTAAGGATATGAGAGGTATTTAATGTGGTCTAGCCCTTTAGAGTTATACCCTATTCACGTGTCTCCTGATCTAGCACCCTCAGGTCAAGCTCTATTAATTGAACCCTCAGTAAACAAAGTAAATGCAGAGTACCTTGTAGTGCAACCATCTAGGGAGCCATATGGTATTCCTCAAGAGTACACAAGGAGGGTATGGATATGTTAGCAGAGTTAATGATAGCTAACGCTGCCTTTAAAGTTATTAAGACTACACTCTCTAACGGCAAAGATATTGCAGATGCAGGTTCAGCTTTAACTAAATACTTTGGCGCAAGTCAGTCTATAGAGCAGAAAGCTAAACTAGGTACGGGAGATGTATTAGCAGCTTACCAAGCTAAACAAGCTCTTGAAAGGCAGGAGAAAGAACTAGAGTTCATGCTTAACAAGCAAGGGCTTTTAGGGTACTACAAGTATCAACAATTTCGTGATGAGTTTAATAAGAAGCAGAAAGCTGCGGCAGCAAAACAAAAAGTAAGAAACAAGAAGATACAGAATAATGTAGAAACAGGTCTGGTAATAACAATACTATCTGTATTATTTTTAGCTTTATTTGTAGGTATGTTAATTTATATAAAAGGAACTTTATAAAATGAATGATCGTGAATTAACAGCAGCAGAGAAGAATGAAATAGCAGAGTTAGCGGCAGACAAGGCTTATGAAAGATTCTATCTTGCTGTAGGTAAGTCCGTTACTAAAAAGATACTTTGGATTACCAGTGCAGTATTACTAGCTAGTTGGCTTTACTTTAAGGAAGGTACATTTTAATGGGTATACTAAGTAGTTTATTTAGCGGTGGTAGTTCTATTGCCCAACCTATAGAAGCTATTGGTAATATAATTGACAGTGTGTTTACTTCTGATGAAGAAAAGGCACATGGGGACTTGTTGAAAC